TTCTATTTGCTGGAATATAACCTTTGTAAATTTTCTTTGTACGTCTTTGTCTGATATCATCTTTGCCATTACGTTAGACTGATAAAATACCGCCGCCGATATTTGAGCTACCGTGCTGTCTTTTAAGGATGTTGTTTTTGTACCAGTCATTAATCTTTCAAGTCCGCTGGCTGCTTGTAATAGTAGAGTGCTAGAGTCCAATTTGTTGGTTCTCCGATCTCTTTAAAGAGCAGTTATACCCAACTACAGTTCCAAAGGGGTCTGTTATTGGAGTTGTGCCAAGTACTTCAAATACTGTTGCTGTTTCTGTTGGGTAGTCTAATTCTGTCCAAATTACATTATCTCTTTGATCACGTATATTAGTTACCTTTTCACGGAGGGTTAGCTTCTCAATTGTTCTAACTTGAATTATTTGATCATTGACATATTTATTATTGAAAAGTTGTTTATCGCTTGTTCTGGTTGTGGCAGAGTTGCTAATTACGCCTTTTGCGTGGCAGGCTAAAGTTCTATTAAAATGCCACTCTTTTTTAATGGCCCCAGTGTTTTCGTCCTGTAAATCAAACTGTTTATATGTGTCTAATTTCATAGACAGAACGGAGTCTATGATGGCGTTCATTTTAGATTACAACCATTTGGGTTAAGACATATGAATCTAATAGTTGATCTACGTAGACATTCCCAGTACCGCCAAAGGTATCTCCGTTATATTCAAAGTTCCAGTCAAATGTTTGAATTTTATTAATATACTTATTTCTCCAGGTTTTGTCCTTTGAGAAGTAGTCTCTCATTAGTTCAATGCATGCTAATTCAACTTCATCTGGGACCTCTTCCCATCCGTAGCGACCTTGAACTTTATAAGCAACTCCACGAGTAAATACACCATTAATATTATCATGTATGCTTGGAGAAACCATTCCGTTTGCTACATACACTGTATTGTCAAGCATATTGGCACGGTTTACTCTTATTCCAAATCCAGATTCTGATATCTGTATTGAGTAAGAAGTGTTGTTAATATTATTAATTGTATCTAGTAAAAGAATATCTCTTGAGTACAGTTCATGTATTTCTGATAATCTGTAAGGAAGTGGCAATACGTCTGAGCCTGCGCCGTATACAACCTGAACGTCATCGTATAAATAGAATTGTTGTCCAGTATAATTTTCAATTACTTTTCTTGCCCATCTTTCTGCTTCCAACAACTCTGCGTATGTTTTATAATTTGGATCAGATGGGTCTGTGCCTATTCCTAGAGCATCTATTGCTTGAGGAATGTCTACATAAGGAACTTGTACAAATATTTTGTGCTCTTTTGAAACAGTGTTTCCATAAACAGTATACTCCCAAACTAGTCTAAGTTGTCTGCGTCTGTTTGTTACATTTAATGGAAGGTACAAGTTATACGTACCAACGTTAACTTCAGATTTAGAAGTTGTAATTGTTGTAAGAATTGAACCAGGATTAATAGCTGGAGATATTGCGGGGTCTTCTGTTATATCATAAACTTTAACTGTTGGTATAGTGTCTGCGTCTACCAGTTCACCCTGCCAAAATACCTTATGGGTAATTGGCGAATTTGTATTTACAAGAATCTCCATTTATTAAAGGTTAAGCTTAGTTATAAAACTCCTGAACTTCTTTTGGAGTTGCTAAGCGGAAACCTTCCTCCTTATCAAAAATTGCCTGAGCATCTTTATCATCCATGGCAACGAATGGGTGTTCACTTGTAAAAGTGTGACCCATAATATCATATCGAAAATTTGCTCTGGTCATACGAACTAAAACTGTGTCTTGTGGCTGATCCTTCTTTGGATCAAATTTAGGAAGAACTTCGTCAGAAATGTCTTCTGAGTCCTCCTCTAGATCTTTAATTGTCTTTGAGTATACCGCCCATGTTACGCCTTCTTCTGAGAGGGCAGCAATAATATCGTTTTTATTTTTTAAGCTTTCTACGTCAACTGCAAAATCCTCTGCAATTTTCTTAAGTTCTGCGACTTTCAATGTGTCAAATGACATCTGTATTTCTCCTTAGTCTAGGTATACATTATTATAGCATTGATAAATTTAAATGAAAAGCCCCCAAAAATTAATTTGGGGGCCTTCAATAGTTATTCCTAATTAATTAGGAAGCAACCTTAACGTTCTTTACAACTACCCATGCGTTAGCTTGTTCAATTTGAACGCCAACACGAGTGTACATTGTGTACTCGATAGAGTCCTTACGTGGCCAGAAGAAGCGGTATACAGACACATCACGCTTGATACCAATAACTACGTTATTTGGGAATGTCAAGTGGATATCTCCGTGGTTTCCTGTTTCTCCTGAGTAATCTCCGTCTTGTGCCTCATTTAATAGAGGAACTTCAACGATTGGAATACCGAATGCGTATGGAGCTACGTATCCTGCTGGACCTGAGACAGGTTGTACATCTCCACGGATAATGCTTGAAGCAATATCTTGTGGAATTGTCTGGTTTGTTCCGATGCTGTTAGCATATAGGAAGTCCTGAATTAGGTTTGATCCTGCTAGGAAGCGAAGATCTGCACGGCGTTGCTTGTACTTACGTGGAAGAGCCTTAAGAGCGCTGTTAAATACAGCACGGCTTACTGCAGCTCCACCTGCATCTACAACGTGTCCGTTGGCCTTTGCAAGCTTTACAACGCCATCAAATGACTTGTAAAGGTTGTCTGATGAAAGAGATGTGTTTCCGTTAAGAACCACATCTTCAATATCATTACCTGCTTGTGTTGCCATCATGCGGGCAATGTGATCTTCTAGATCTGGACCTTCAATGTTGTCTTCTAGAGACTCAGTTGAAAGCTCCCAATCTAAGCGAAGTTTCTTTGTTGTTAGAGAAATCTTTGAGAAAGTTACTGCTGAGTTTGCAGATGTATCATCTGCTTCTGTCGCAAGTTTCATAAGCTTCTCGCCTACGGACATACGATCAATTTCAGTTGTATCAGACTTCATTCTTACTGTACGTGCAACTTTACCAATTACGGTTGCGTCGAACATATAGTCTAGGAAACGAGCTGATTGTTCTGGATTCAGTAATCCACCCTCGCCCTCGGAACCGATGTGTACGCCTGTGTTTGCTACTGCAGACCCAGTCATATTAGCGGTTACGTGAGTGTTAGCGGCTACTGATTTTTCTAATAGTTCATTACTCATAGTTTTACCTACCCTTTTTTTAATTGAAAATTTCCTGTACGGAACCGAGGAAAGAACCGTTCCATTTAGATTTTTTAATTGTTACTTCCTGAGACCCGCCAAGGTCTGAGGCCTTCTTAATTGCAGTCTCATTTTCTACTGCATCGACACGCTTTTCTACACCGTTAATGGTGTTGCGTATTTCTGTTACAGCATTACTTAATGCTGCATGTTTTTCTGCCAATTCTGAAATTCGGCCTTCAACGCTCTTGCTAAATGTCTCAACAGTCTCTTTGATTGTTGAAACCTGAACAGCGTTTGCTTCAGAAGCTTTTGTTAAAGTTTCTGCGAAAAAGCCTTTTAGGTCACCTAGCATCTTTGCAAAATCAGGTTCATCAACCTCAACTTCTGATACGTCGGCTGCCTTTTCCAGAGTTTCGGCAGAAGCGTCTGCAACTGCATCTTCTGCAGGTGCTGCTTCAGCTGCTACATCTTCTGCAACTGCTGGAGTTTCTACGGCTGCTTCTGGTGCTGCAACTTCTGCTGCTGCATCTTCTACAACTACGTTTTCTGTGTTTTCTGACACTTCATTACCTCCTTCTGCGTTTGCCTGTTTTGCAATTGTTTGTATTGCAGGCAACGGTAATCTTGACTTCTTAAATGAAGCAAGAATTCTATCTATTTCTTTTGACTTGTTAACATCTGAACTTTCTACCCAACCAATTAACTCTGCTGGTTTACCAGTTACTGGTGATTCATATGTTTTCTCTGTTGAAATAAAAACAGAGTCACTGTCTGCACAATAAAAAATATTTTCTGTTACAACTTCTGCAGCCATTCCTTTAAATACCAATTGTCCATTTACTTTCTGAATTGAAAGAATGTTGCATAACTCATTTGCTGGAGAGTCTACAATTGATAGCTCCATCAAATCGTAGTCTTTAATAAATCTAACTGTCTTGCCTGTTGCTTTGTTTACTTCGTTATCTGATTCAATAATTTTTCCGCCAATTGAGAAACCTTGAAGTGTTCCGTCTAAAACCTTTTCCCATGTATCCTGGGCACCCTTTGAGATATATGCATCTACATATACTCCATTAAAAAATTCTTTTGTTGCTGGATCATAAAATGTTTCTGGTCTGAATGAAAGCATCTTGCCAACTGCGAGTGGTGTGTGCATTTCACGAATATTTCCACGGAAATTT